CCCTCGGGTTGGGGAGGCTTTAAATTCATCCCCTCCTTCTTTGCGGATGCCCGACCTTTGGCGTTTAAGCCGCCGTTCGGATTCTTCCCTTCCTTGCGCTGCCATGCGGGTGACTTAGCCATGATCTTATGAATATAAAACAGTCACCGAACCAACGTTCGACAACGTAGCATACACATTGGTGTTGAACAACAATCCTTCGGCTGGGAACCACAAATAGGTGGGCTGTGTCGCAGACGCCACCGTATTCAAAGTCATACGCTTAGTACCGGAAGAACCGTTGTCGTAGAAGGTAACAGTACCGGCAGTACCGCTAGGGATGATGTACACAGCCCTAATTCTGGTTCTGCCAAGGTTGTTAGCCAATTGATCCTGAACTTGCCCACTCGTTGTGAGGGGCAAACTCGCTAGGATATCGGTTTGCATTGTCATAACTAATCTCCTTTAGTTGAGACTAATTAATCAAAGTTACCGTAGGGGTAAGTTGTAGTTGTACCAATGTTTCCATCAGGCTGTGTATACCGCACAGTCAAGTACAAAGTACCAGCCGTAGGAGCAGGAGTACCTGTACCTGTAATCACCAAAGTCATCACAACTTGTGAGAATGTAGCTGGCTCAATTGTACCTGTGGGGTTGGTAAAGTCAGCAGTAGTTGCTTGGATATTGGTCAACTGTGTACCAGTGAAAGTTGTAGAGTAACGACCAGCTACCAACACGTTTGTTGTAGCAGTCAAAGTTACTGAACCGTACTGAGTACCGTTGAATTGATTACCAATGTTTACTACGCCAGCAGTGATTGTAGAACCACCTGTGATACCTGTACCGATATCAACCAAGAAGTCATTGATCTGTGAGCCTGTGGGCAAATAGAACACAGCACCGCGATACACGGTTGTAGCTGCGTCAGCAGTAATGGTTGCGGCTGTGGGAGGATATACAGAACTAGAGTTCGTATAAACAACAGCATTAACGTTGGGGATCAAATTTCCATTGACAAACTGACCAGAACCACCGGCATAACCAGCAGTACCGTTTCCGCCAGTGTTGGCGAAATTCATGTCAATGTTTTGAGCGAGGTCGGTATAACCTACGTCGCGGATAGGGCCAAATCTATTTGAGCCAGATAGAATCGGGCCGGAGAACGTGGAACGTGCCATGATAATTCCTTTGCAATAAGTAGCATACCAATTGATTGCACATGACCCCTAGGCGGGCTGGCGGTATGCGTAAAGTCCTAGATGTTTTTAATATACACTACTTTAAATTAAAGTCAAGGGGTAAATTTTGTTTGTTTTTTCATATTTTCTACGCCCTTAATAATTTGTAAATTTGAAGGTACATGTAAACCAGAAACAATTTTCCCTCGTAATGGAATGATATGGTCAACATGCCAAGATTCGCCTGATTCCCGGGTACGCATAGCAGCCACTTGATAAATACACTGTATTTTTAAAATGTCAAAAGGAGTTAGCCATGATGGTGTTCTTTGCAATTTAGCGGTTCGGCGCCTACTATTTTTTGCCGCTGCTTTTCCTGGATTTGCTTTGTCCCAAGCCAAACTAGCTTTTTTCTGTTTATCTGGATTATTTTTATACCGTTCGGCAGTAGCAGCTTTTATTTTATCTGGGTTTGCTGCGGCCCAAGCAGCCCAAGCAGCTCTCGCTTTTTCTAAATTAGCTTTGCGCCATTTAGCATTTGCAGCTTTTTTCTTTTCAGGATCTTTTGTAGTCATATGTATTTATAACATAAAAAGGGGCCCCGAAGGGCCCCGATTTATCAGAATGAACCTGAAGAACCCCAGATTCCGAGGGGATCAGACCATCCGAAGGAATAACGCTCTCTAGCTTTATAGCGAACGTTTCCAGTGTCAAAGTCTCCATCCATTGACTGAGCCAAGGGAGTACGCACAAAGTGCTTCAATCCGTTTGGTACGTCAGTGGTCAAGAACCAAGCGTTGGGATCTGTCAAGAAGTGGTTGACAGTGTAACCCTCTGGGATTGCGCCCATTTGCTTGATAGCGTTGATGTCGTTGTTTGTGGTAGCGACGCGGAGTTCGGTATCCAACAAACGTTTTGCAACGAACATCAATTGTGGAGGAATAATCAACTTCTTGGGCTTTGCAGCGATCAAGAGTCCACGCTCGTCTGTCCAAGCAGCGATTTGAATAACGGCGGCTTCAATAGAAGTCTCGTTCAAATCAACTTGGGTAGAAGGAGTGTTGGAGTTGGTTCCACCATTCACCAAGGGGTGAGAGTAGTTAAACAAAGACACGCCATCGCCGCCAACATAGCTAGAGTTGAAGCCGTTGTTCAATACGGCAGCAGCCTTAACTTGCTTGGTATAGGCCATCGCACGAGCCAAGCCTTTGGTGTAACGACCAGACAAGCTGTCGTACAAGTTATCTTCAATCGCCTCTTCAGTGATTGAGAAACCCAAAGCAATGGTTTCGTGGTTATAGCGAGTTGTCCATGCCTCTTGAGCATTGTCATAAGCGATGGCTGTACCCTCGTTTTTGACTGGTGCTGCTGAGAAGCCAGACAGTTTTGTTTCTTCCTCGAATGAACGCTCAGAGGTCTCTGTTTCGTAGATCTCTTTGTGCTCTTCGCCATAACGTGCATACTCTAAACCGAACAAAGCGTTCAAGCCTGGGAGCAGCTCTTTCAATAGTTGTGCGCGTGAAATAGCCATTTGTTAGCTCCTTAATTAAACGCCAGTAGCGTTGAAGTAGCTATGGAAACCAAAGTTCCAAGTTACCAACACTTCGGGATAGCCAGTGAATGTAAACGCTATAGCTGTAGATTGAGCCGATGCAACTGCACGGTTAATCGTTACTGCTGTTCCGTTTACTGCGGTTACATAGGTATTGCTACCAGCTGTAATGCCAGGACCAGAAACTGCCATTCCGGGCCAAATTGCAGAGTTAGACGCAGACAATGTGATTGTCGTTGAAGAACTCGTAGCATTTTGAACCACGCTCACAGCTGTATCAGGGACAACACCCACGATACGGAAAGGAGCACCGGAAGTCAAAGGAGTAGTGGCAGATCCAGATGACTGAGAAATAGCAGAAGCTGCAAGAGCCACGCCACCAGCAGAGTCACCAGTAGTGGTAGAACCACCAGGGCCTGTGTAGAACACGTTAGCACCAACGTATGCTGGGTTAGCATAGAGGATCGTAGAGCTTTGTGCAGAGCCGCCTTGAACGACAGCAGTGCGGAACACAGCTTGGGGATCATCTACAACATAACCGATAGCGTCGGTAGCTGCTGTGCTAGCTTGCCAATATTGGTAACGATTCTTACCATAGATTGGGCCGCCAGTTGAGGAGTATTCACAACCAACAAAAATACCAATGGTACCAGCTTGAGCTGATGTGCTGTTGTATGCAAGTTGTGTGGGAGTGATACAGCCAATGTTATTGCCTGTACCGATGTCAACAACGTCACCGTTGAAGATTGAAGTGCCGTAACCGTTTAGGATAGGGAACATGCGAGTAGAACCCGCAAATACTCTACCACCAATCAGGTTAACAGGCTTCAGGCCGTAAGGGGCCGAAACGATAGGATATGCCATGTTAATTCCTTAAAATTTAAGAACCAGAACCGAACGTAACCCTACTCTCCCTTTGTTTGAACAAAGGCATACGAGGATCAGCGTCCTTCATGAAAGTGTTATCCACGGAGTCCATCTGGGCTTGGTTTTGATTGGCGTAATATTTCGCACGCTGATCAAGAAACTCAGTAGGAATACGGCATAACACCAAGCCACCAATTTCAATGTTGCCTTTAAAGCGACCTTCAGTTGGGGTGTGCATCATTAACTCAGGATACTCTTCTGCTTTGCAGAACTCATACCCTTCACGAAGTTTGGAAGAAATATTGCTGGCATCTGACTGCCCGCCATAGCTGATACGAATGTAACGGTGTTTCCAACCGGGACGTTCGTCAGGCATTGGTAAAGTCTCGGGCGGTTTCCACGCCTCGGGTCTCATTGATACCTTACGAGTTTCCATCTCGCGACTTAATCTACCTTGTGTTTCAGCCATTTTTATTCTCCATTCCTAAGTAAAGCAACCTGTTTAGCGTACAACTCCAAAGGCACCCCAAGACGTTTCGCAATGTTCGCTTGTGATGTCTTCAACTTGATACGACCAGGCGGTGTGCTACGCGTAGCGGGTGCTACGACATTAGCAGGTCTAGTTGTTGCACGGCGTGGATTATCATCCTCGTCCGGTTCAGCTCTTCTTCTTAGAGGCGGCTCGTCATCCTCATCGCTCTGAAAATATTCAGGAAATCTTTTGCGCATCGTTTTATCGATGGTGTCAAAGTACTCGGGAGTACCTATGTAGGACTGACCATACTCTTTGGCAAGTTTCTTGTCAAGCCCCATTGCCAAACTTGTCATTTCATCGTCTTTCATGAACCAGTCGTTGTTTCTTTTCAGCCACTTCTCAGTCTCTGGCTGAAGCTTTGGCTTGGGTTGCGCTTGGTTCATCTGTGGTACAGACACGTCAACTTCGTTGGTTTTGACCGTTACAGTCTTGAGATTTTTTACTTTCTCAACTTCAACAGTCGCCCTTGCGATAGCTTCTTGTGCGGCAATGATCGCTTCAGTATCAGCGCTTTCATACGCTTTCCTGTAGTTATCTTTTGCGATATCCAAAGCTCTTTGGGCAGAAGTCTTGCTCTGTTCGGCAAGGATTTTTCCACCTTCGCTGAGTTGTGCCTGAAGCCGTTTATTCTCTTCGTACACCTGACGCGCAAATTCTTCAGCTGCCTCGCGTTCCCGCAAAGCTTCTTCTTTTGCACGACGCTCATCGTGATAACCCTTGGTGAAACGCTTGATGCGTTTCTGCACCTTCTCGTCGTAGGACTCCAACTCTTCGTCGGTTACTTCCTCAACTGGCGCCGCCATAGGCTTGCGACCACGGTCTTCGGGTGGTGTATCGTCTTCGATCTCTACTTCGAATTTATTCTCTTTGTCTTCTTCAGACTTATCTATCTCATCGGGAAATTTAAATCCAGACATAATTTACTCCTTAAGCAGCACGGGTGATTCCGCGCGGATCTTCAACAACAGCCTCTACATGCTCGTCATAAATGATTCTGAACTCGCGTCCATGAATCTTTAAACGGGTACCTGTATTGGGACGCACGATAACGAAATCCCCAATCTTGCAGCGTGGGCCACTTGGGAATCTTTTCTCGTCTTTATAGGCTTCGGGGCCCATCTTGATCACAAAAAGTACAGGGGTCAACATCTCTTCACGCCAGATTTCTCCGCTTGATTTAATGATTCCACTCTCGCTTTCTGCGTACTCTTCCATCGCTTCAGGAACTACTGTTAGTAGCATGAAACCCTGTGGGTCAGGAATCTGTTTCGCTTTCTGTTCTGCACTCGTATTGAGGATGCCAGAAAGGTCTACAGCGCTTATATCAAACTCACTCATCGGCTAACTCCATTCGTTGCACAAGGTCTTTGACAATGGATTCTGCATGAGTTAGACCCCGGATAACTCCACAGACGTGACGGTACTCGTCAAACGTTTTTGCTCCTCCTCCAGCGAGGAAGGTGATTTGATCATCTCTGAGTTTGTCGTACTCAGTGATTAAGTGATTTAATAATTTGTCGTTCA